CGTCGCTGCGATTACCGCCCTAGCCCGTGCGCTCGCCGCCGTGCAAAGCGGTGAACCATTCACGGAGCTGTAGATGGCGTTTTCATTCGCGAAATTGTGGCGCGCCTTCAGGAATCAGGACCTCACCGGCCTTTCCATGGGCCAGTTCGCGGAGATGTTCGCGTTTCCGACCTGGTCTGGCGCCGATGTCACGCCGGAGAGTGCCTCCCGGGCCATACCGGTGCAGGCGTGCTGCGCGCTGATTTCCGGCGGCATTACCTCGATGCCATTGCGCATCGTTAGTCGGCAGATCGTGGATGGCGCATGGCTGCAGACGCCGGCAGACGATCATCCGTACTGGTGGCTGTTCAACGAGTCGCCCGACGGCGAGCTTTCGGCGACGCAGTTTTGGGACAGGATCGTAAGGCACAAGTTGCTGTACGCGGAATCCTTCGGGCGCATGGTTCGCGCAAACGGCGGCCGCGGCGTCGACATTCAGCAGGTGATTTTCGAGCCGAATCGCAATGTGCAGACGCTGCGTCAATGGGACCCGGTCACGCGGCGCGCGAAGATCGCGGGCTATAAGGTGTTGCGGGACGGCAGGCTCTTTGGCGTATTGCCTGAGGACATGCTGCATTTCAAGGACAGCCAGTCGTTCAATTTGAGCCTGGGCGGTGGAAATCAATCCTTTATAGCCGACGGCGCCGTGAGCATCGCGCCGCGGCCGGTGTCGGCGATCCTCGAATCGACGCGCCAGGCGATCGGCGTGTGCCTGACCATCGAGGAATACTGCGGCCGCGTCTTTTCGAATGGCGGCGCGCCGAAGATCGTTCTCAAAAACCCTACCGGCGTGAAGCTGGATGAAAAGCAGAAGGATCTTCTTCGCGAGCAGTTTCAAGCCAAATATGGCGGTGCTTCGAATGCTGGATTACCGCTCATCCTTAACAATGGCATGGGAGCGGAGAAGCTGAGTTTCACTTCCGAAGAGCTGCAGCTGCTCGAGGCACGCAAGTTTCAGGTCATCGATATTGCCCGCGGCTTCAGCGTGCCACCTTTCATGATCGGCGAGACGGAGAAAACGAGCTCGTGGGGCAACGGTGTCGAGTCCATGGGCCAGGGATTCGTGCGCTATACGCTCGCGCGGCACATTAGCGAGATCGAGCAGGAAACAACGCGAAAACTCTTCGGAACAGCACGGTATTGCACAGATTTCGACGAAGAAGCGCTCGCTCGCGGCGACATGGCCGCCCTCGGAACCTGGTTCCGCGCGGCTGTTGGAGGCGCACAGGGCCCCGGCTGGATGGTTCCAAACGAGATTAGACGGCGCTTGAACATGCCGGCCGTTGCCGGCGGCGATGAACTTTACGTCCCACCAACCCCGGGTAATTCCAATGATGAATCGCAATCGACTGCTGACGCTGGTAAAGGCAAACAAGGACAAGCCAAAGCGGCATGAAATCCTGAACGCCGCCGGCGACGAAGCGACCGTCTATCTGTACGACGCGATTGATTCGTACTACGGCGTGAATGCCGAGGCGTTTGTGAAGGATTTCAATGCCATCACCGCGCCGACGATCCATTTGCGCATCAACAGTCCTGGCGGCGATGTATTCGATGGCCGCGCGATCGCGACTGCCATCGCTCAGCACAAATCGAACGTTGTCGCACACGTTGACGGGCTGGCGGCCTCGGCCGCTTCCTATGTGGCGATCGCCGCCGACAGCGTCGAGATGGCGCCAGGCTCATTTCTGATGATCCACAACGCATGGACGTTCGCGTTCGGCAATTCCGAGGATCTGCTTTCAACAGCGGCACTTCTGGAGAAGATCGATGCTTCCCTCGCAGCTGACTACTCGAAAAAATCTGGTAAAGCTGTCGCGCAAATTGAGCAATGGATGTCAGACGAAACCTGGTTCACTGCCGAAGAGGCGGTCGCCGAAGGATTCGCCGACAGCATCGCCGAAGAGCAGCCCGAAGGCGTAGAGAATGCCTGGGACCTGTCGATCTTCGATCATGCGCCGAAGAAGGACAAAGGCACCGACGATCTGATTGTCAAAATCAAACTCGAAGTCGACGCGACTCAAATCGATGCCGCCAAAGAGGTTGCGGATCAGTTGGCCGCCGCGGCCGAAGAACAAGCGAATCTCGATCACGCCGGCCGTATGCGGCACCTCGAGATGCTGACAGATACTGCCTAGCGTTCCCGCAAAGCGGTTACCTCGGGCCAATTTCGGCCCACAACCATCGGAGTAATTTCAATGTCAAAGATCAATGCTTTGCGGGAGCAGCGCACAGCCCTCGCGAAAGAAATGCGCGATTTGCTGGATAAGAATCCCGGCAAGATGTGGACGGCAGATCACAACAAAATCTACGACGCAAAGGTTGCCGAGATCGGCCAGATCGACGCCGAAATCGGCCGCATTCAGAAGCAAGCCGACATTGACGCGGACAACGCGGTCGAAACGGCGATCGCCGACGTCAACAAAGCGAAGCGCCGGTTCGACGCCAATTCGCCGCGCGGCATTTACCATACGTTCCTTCGGGACGGCCTAGATGGTTTAAGTGCGGAGCAGCTCCAGGTCATCAGAAACACGATGAGCACCACGACCGGTTCGCAGGGCGGCTTCACGGTCCCATCGCTTATCGCGAATCAACTCTATGACGCGATGAAGGCCTTCGGCGCCATGCGCGCGACGTCAGAAATTCTGAAGACGAGCGATGGCAAGCCCTTGAGCTATCCGACCTCGGACGGCACGGCCGAAGTCGGCGAAATCGTCGCGCAGAACGCCGCGGCGACTTCCGCTGATACCACGTTCGGCACCGCTTCGTTGAACGTCTTCAAATTCGGATCCAAAATCTTCGCGGTTCCCATCGAACTGCTGCAGGATTCCGTGCTCGACATGGAAAGCTTCGTGCAGAACCGATTGTCGCAGCGCCTGGGACGAATCGGCAATCAGAAGTTCACCGTCGGTGCCGGTACGACCGAGCCTGACGGCATTGTGCCGAAGGCGAGTTCCGGCAAGGTGGGCCTCACCGGCCAGACGCTCACGATCATTTATGACGACGTCGTCGACCTGGTGCACTCGGTCGATCCCGCCTACCGCAACTATGATGCCGCGTTCATGACGAATGACTCGCTGCTGAAGGTGTTGCGTAAGATCAAGGACACTAACGGCCGTCCCATCTGGACGCCATCCTATGATGGCGGCATCCGCTCTGGCCTCAACGTCAGCACCACGCCGAACACGGGGGACCAGGCCACGGGCAGCGGCAATGGCGAAGGCGGCTACAAGGGGCAAATGGGCGCGACCATTTACGACTACCTGCTGGGCTATCCGGTATGGGTGAATAATGACATTGCAGTTCCTGCGGCGAATGCCAAGACGATGATCTTCGGCGGATTGGACTACTACAAGATTCGCGACGCCATGGAAGTGCAGATGTTCCGCTTCACCGATTCCGTCTATACCTCGGTCGGCCAGGTCGCCTTTTTGGCCTGGTGCCGGATGGGCGGAAATCTCATGGATGCGAACGCGGTCAAGTACTACCAGCACTCGGCGACCTAGTCGAACTCCCTTCCCCCAAGGTCGTTGCAGGGTAGTCCATTGGGGCGGCCGTTTTAAGCCGCCCCGTTTTTCCATTCGAGTAATTTTCGGAGTAAGCAAAAATGGCAGACGACAAGAAGGACGCGCCGGCGCCTAAGCTCGTGAAAGCGCGCGTTTTGATTCAAATGGGCCACGAAGGCGAGACTTACGCGCCGAACGACATCATCAGTGCATCCGCCGCGGCCATCAAGGCGTACGAGGCGCAGGGATCGGTCGACTCCAACGCTGATGCGGTCGCGTATGTCGAGGGCTTGGCCGCGAAGGCGAAAGCAAAAGCCGACGCCGAGGAGTAGGTGTCTTCGCTTTCAATTATCACCGGCCCGACCGCGGAGCCGGTGAGTCTTGCCGAGGCAAAGGCGCAGTGCCGCGTCACCGCTTCGGATGAGGACGGCCTGATAGGCGGCTATCTGGCGGCCGCCCGCCATCACTGCGAGGATTACACGCGCCGCTCGTTTTCGACCGAGACGCGCCAGATGACCATTGATTACGGCTGGCCATGGGTGTTCGACAGCTGCACGGTTTCGAAGCACACGCGCATCGTTCTGCCGCGGCCGCCGGCGCAGTCGGTCAGCAGCATCAGCTACGTCGATTCGAACGGCGCTACGCAGACGCTGGATCCAAGCCAGTACCAGTTCAGCAAGGGCGATATTTTCGCCTACGTCGATCAGGCCTTCGGCGTGACCTGGCCGGCGCCGCGCATGCAACTGGACGCAATCACGGTGCAATGGATCTGCGGCTACGGGGGAAACCCGAGCAAACTGCCTGAGCCAATCCGGCAGGCGATTCTGATGCTTACCGCACATTTCTTCCAGAATCGCGAAACGGTGGTCGGCACAGACTCGCGTGTTACACCCATCGAGCTGCCGTATGCGGTCAGCGCGCTTCTATCGAGGTATCAGACTGAAGGCCTGATATGAGAGGTGCCACCAATGCCGCGGCGGGAGCCATGGACCGCAGCATTGCGATCCAGTCGCGCACCTTGTCGGCGCCGAACGCGCTGGGCGAGCAGATCCCCTCGTATACGACGTTCGCGACCGTGTGGGGCGAGAAGACGGAACTTTCAGGCAGCGAGCAGCTGCTGGCGCAGCAATTGAGTGCGGTCAAGGTCACCAAATTTCGCATTTACTGGCGCAGCGACGTGACGAATACGTGCAGGGTCATCGTCGATGGCGAAACCTACGTCGTGACTGCCGTTGCTGAAATAGAGCGGCGCCGCTGGCTTCAATTGACCTGCCAGACGGTGGCGCAGTGAGCGTTGATGCGCGGCAAGTGGCCTTAAGCGTCCTGCAGGGTGCTTCGGCCGTGACGGCGCTTGTCGGGAATCGCATCTCGCCGCTCACCCGTCAGCAGGACGCACCGCTTCCCGCAGTCACCATGCTGCGGATCGCCGTCGTGCCGGCCAATAATTTGCTCGGCAACGGGAACCTGGATCAGACGCGCCTGCAGATCGATTGTTGGGGCGCCACGGCAACCGATGCTTCAGGAGTTGCGAGCGCCGTGCGCACTGCCATGGAGGCCGCAGGGATCCTCATGATGAATCAGCCGTCGGATGCATTCCAAGAGGCGCCGAATCCCGGTACCTACCAGATCATCCAAGAATATTCGGTCTGGTCATGAGCACGACCAAATATATCGCCGGGCTCGACCAGCTGGCGCGCGCCCTTCGCGAATTGCCGCCGGCGATCGAGCGCAAGCGGCTCTCCAAGCCGGTGAGCGATGGCGCCGCGCTCATCCGCGACGAGGCAAAGCGCCTCGCGCCGGTAGCTACCGAAGTGGGCAAAGGCGATGCGCCAGCGGGCACGCTGAAAGCCGCAATCCTCTTGGCGCATATTCCCGGCGATAGGCTCACCGCGACATATGCGGTCTGGGTTCGCCACGGGAAGAAATTCCAGCACATGGGTAAGCGCGGCGCCAATGGAGACGCCTTTTACTGGACATTCGTCGAATTCGGCACGTCGAAAATGGCCGCGCTGCCCTTCATGCGGCCGGCGTACGAAACGCGAAAAAATCAAGCACTCGACGTCATCATCGATGGCCTCAGGTACGGCATCGACGCCGAGGCTGCGCTGTTGTCGTGGAGTAAGCCTGCCGCCGCTTAGGCGCCCTTCGTTTATGTCAATCAGGAGCAATCGACAATGACTTCCTCAGCCATTTCTGCCCAAGGCTCGACCTTTCAGGTCAATACGGCAACCGCGGGCGCGAAGACGATCACGGCCGCGTCGCCCGGCAACCCGACGATTTTCACCAGTACGGCGCACGGCCTTCAGGATGGCGATGTCATCGCGATCGCCACACTGGTCGGCACGATTGCGTCCTTAAACGGCACGACTTGGGTCGTTTCGGCGCACACGGCGAACACGTTTGCGATCAATTTCGACTCGACAGGCCTCGCCTATACGTCTGGCGGCACGGCAACCCCGCAGACCTGGACCACGATCGGGAACGTGAAGACGTTCACGGGCCCGGATGGCGCGGCCACCGTCATCGACGTCTCGAATATGCTCTCTACGGCGAAAGAGAAGCGCATGGGATTGCCGGACGAAGGTAACTTCACTATCGAGATCGATCTGGATACGCTCGACGTCGGCCAGCTCGCCATGATGACCGCGCGCAACAACCAGACGCAAAAGCAGTTCAAGCTCACGTTGCCGAATACGAGCACAGCGACGTTTTCTGGGTACGTGACCAAAATCGCGGCATCCGGCGGCGTCGACGCTGTGCTCAAGCGTTCGGTTGAAATGGCTATCACCGGCGCCGTGGTCTGGACCTAATAATTAGAAAGGGGAAATTGCGATGGGTTTACTGACGAAACAGCAGATCATCAATGCGGATGATCTGCGCACCGAGGACATCGAGTGCCCGGAATGGGGCGGCAGCGTTCGCGTGCGCGCGCTGACGGCAAAAGAGCGCGACGCCTACGAAGCCTCCCTGATGAAGCGGGATGGCAAGAAGTATGTGTCGAACTTTGTCAACGCCCGCGCGAAATTGGTCGGCCTTTGCCTCATCGACGATGGGGGCGCGCGCCTGTTCAATGACGATGAGGTGAGTTCGCTGGGTGAGAAGTCCTGCATTGCCATGAATCGCGTATTCGAGGCATGTCAACGGCTGGCCGGGCTGTCGCAGGAGGACATCGACGACCTCGTAAAAAAATCAGAGCCTGGCCTCAACGGATCTTCGCCTTCGATCTCTGCGTCGCCCTCGGACGAAGCCACCCAGACGAGCTCCTCGCCGAGCTGACGAGCGCGCAGCTGTCCGAATGGATGGCCTACGCGCAATTGAAGGCGCTTCCGCAGGATCGACAGGAATTCGCTATCGCTCAGGTCTGCTCGGTGCTCGCCAATGTCTACCGCGCCAAAGATGCCGAACCGTTCAAGCCAGGCGACTTTATGCTCAACGAATTGGAGGATGAATCCGATGCTGAAGAGGAAGCATCGCCCCTCGACGCGCCACCCATTGATGTGCATGCGCAGAGTGCCGCGATCGCCGCCATGTTCGGCAAAAAGGATTTGAACTGATGTCGACGACGCTGGGCAGCCTCATTGTTACGCTCGAGGCCAATATCGCGAAGTTTGAGAGCGATCTTGGGCGCGCGGTTACGCTCGCCGAAGCGCGGATGAATGAAATCTCGAAGATCGTCGGCAAAGCGTCCGATGCGTTCGGGTTTCTGGCTGCAGGCCTCGGCGTCGACAAGCTGGTCGAGTTCTCAGCCTCCGTGCTCGAGTCGACCGCGCACCTCGAGGGCCTGGCCCGACAAACTGGCTTGAGCGTCGAGACGCTCTCCGGTCTCTCCACTCAGGCTGCGGAAGTACATATGTCGATCGATGAGGTCGCGATGTCCTTCGAGCGAATGGAGAAACAGACCGCCTTGGCTGTCGGCGGCAATCAAAAAGCCGCAAACGCATTCGCGGCGATCGGCATCAGCGCGCAGCAGCTCGCCGCGGGACTCAAAGATCCGCAATCGCTTCTGCTCCTCGTCTCACAGAACCTGGAGAAATTCGCCGACGATGGCAATAAGACCGCGCTCATGATGCAGATTTTGGGTCGTGGCGGCGCGACGATGGCACAGTTTCTTCACAACATCGCTGAAGAAGGCATAGGAGCTGCGACAACGACGGCCGAGCAAGCGCGCCAGGCCGAGCTCTACGAGAAGAGCCTTGCAGATCTGTCCTCGACCATCAAGACCTTCTGGCAGAACACGATTCTGACCTTGATTCCGGCGATTAAGCTCGGCGGCGCAACGATCATCAACGCGTTCTCGGATATGTGGATATCCGTCAAATATGACGCCGAGATTTTGTTCGCCTGGATGGGGGACCGCCTTCATACATTGGGGGACAAGGTTGGGAGCTTTCTTGGCATAGGCAATTTGGTGACGGGGCTGCCTCCCACGCCGCATCCGTCAGCTGTGGATTCTCTAGCGGCACAGCGTGACGCCGCGCACGCGGCCAACGCCGCAATCATGGCCGAGGCTGCCGCGGACTTCGTGAATTCGACGCGCAGTCCGGTTCAAGCGTCGGCTGCCGCGAGGCCTTCTATCGCGCCGCCGGCGGTAAATGAAAAGGGACTGCAGAAGCTCCTCGATGCTCGCTTGAAACTCATCCAGGACGCGATCAAGGCCGAAGAGGCGGCGACTAAAACAGGCAACGCGCTCCTCGATCAGGCGTACGCGCAAAACCTCTTGAGCCTCGCCGACTATTCGACCGCCAAGATCAATATGTTGAACGCGAATTTCGCGGTCACGCAGCGCGATTTCGATCGAGAAGTCGCCCTTGCACAGAAATTTGCCGACCAGCAGAAGGACGCCACGGCGAAGGAGACGGCGCTGGCCAAGGTGCGAGAACTCCAGGACGCGAAGACGGCGGATGCAAACAAGTTCGACCAGGAGCGCATCGCGCTCACCGATAAGATCATCGCGGATCAGCAAAAGCTCGCGAAGACAATCATTGATGTGTCGATCGCCTATGCGACGATGAACGGCAATACGGAACTTGCCACGAAGCTGCAGATCGATCAGGCCGATGGCGTGACCAAGCAGATTCTCGCGGCTAATGGACTTACCGATGCCTATACGAAGCTCGTGGCCGTTGAGAGCGATAAAATGCTTCGGGCGAGCCAAAACGGCCTGGACGGTATGCATGTCGCGGTGCTGGACTACCAGAAAGGATTATTAGACGTCGCCAAGTCGACCAATCAGATGACGACCAACATGCTGCAATCCATGGAGGATGCACTCGTCACTTTCGTGACAACGGGCAAGCTCAATTGGAGATCACTGATTGATTCGATGATCGCCGACCTTGTCAGGCTGCAGATCCGTCAGGCGGCAATGCCGTGGATCGCTCAGCTGTTCGGTCTTGCGAGCGGCGGCGGTAATACAACGGTTTTCTATAACGGAGGGGGCGATCCGGTACCTGGTGCGCTCGCCAATATGCCGGCCGCAGCGAACGGCAATTCATGGATGGTCGGCGGTTCGGGCGGCACGGATTCGCAACTTGTGCGCTTTCGTGCAACACCTGGTGAGAAGGTGCTGGTGCAAACGCTAGGCCAGCAAGGAGACGGAGCCGCTTCAGTTCACTTCTCGCCAACCTACAATATTGGCAGCGGTGTAAGCCGGTCAGATGTGATCTCGGCGTGTGCCGCGACTCAGAAGGCCACGATCGCGCAAGTGACAAAGCTCATCCGCGGCGGGGCATTCGCTTAAAGTGGCAGACATATTCTTTCCCCCGGATCTCGTGCCCAGCAGCATGATGTTCGGCATTGATGACTTCACAGCAGTCGACGAATCGGCGACGACTGGCGGAATGCAATCCTCAGCTCTGTACGGGACGCGTCGCTGGCATCTGCGCATGGATTTCGCAGTGCTGTCTCGCGCGAACGGGCAGCTGCAGCGATTCGAGGCTATTGTTGCCGCATTGCGCGGCCGCGCGAATCGCGTATGGATAAATCCCGCGGTTGCGAAGTTGCAAGGCTCATTTCCTGCAGTCGAGATGTTCACCAACAACGATTTCAGCAATGGAACGACAGGGTGGGCAGCTTCGAGCGCCGAATACACGATATCGGCAATAAATCGGGGTATTCGTGCAACGCGCGCGCAGATGACGGCTAACGCTTTTCCGATCATGCAAGCCGTTCCGCTGGTCATGGGGACGCCGTACGCTGTTCGACTTTTCCTAAATGCAGGCCAAGGCGCTCTTCAGATTGATATTGGAGCTGATGCCGATGGGACTCTGGCAGGTCCTCTCTCCCAGGGGATGCTCGAGGCCGCGTTCACCCAGCCCTCGGCCTCGAGCCCGCGTATTGGGTTCTTTGATCCGAACTTAAACGCCGAACTCGCCGGCAATTACTTCGACGCCAAATGGGCGTCGCTGTCCCGCTGCGCCCAGGTCGACAACGGCGTCAATCTGTTCCTTAATTCCGATACGCCGGGTAGTGGAACCGGCTGGTCGCTCAACGGCGGGACTGCCTCGTCCGCAGCAGCCAGTGGTCCAGACGGTGCGCTCGATGCGTGGGCATTTTTCGAGACGACCGCCAATAGCGCGCACAATCACCAGCAGAATATTACGGTGGCGGCAGCCGCGGCTGATTATTCCGTCAGTGAGATTTTGCTGGCGGGAAATCGCACCTGGTGTTATTTGCAGGTCATTGAGACGCTCGGCGGTACTGGCATTCAGGTGTATTTCAA